GATTCTATTGTTAATTTTTGCTCCTGGTCTCTTAATTCAAAAGCTTGATTAAGTGCTGATAGTTTTGAGTTTTCACTCCACAATAAATACGTAGTGAGTCCTAGTACAACAATTATTCCTATAAACACTTTACTCATATGTATATATTTCCAATGATTTCTTTTTACCTTTTACTTTTATCGGTTTTAACAATTTTAACTTAAATTTAGAATTTTGTTTAGTATTTAGACCTATAATTAAATCTTTACCAACTTCCTTAGTAGAACTTTCTAGTCTTGCTGCGGTATTAACTGCGTCGCCTATAGCTGTGTAATCAAACCTAGAATCACTACCCATGTTACCTATAATGGCTTCTCCTGAGTTTATTCCTATTCCTATAGCTATGCTTGGTAAACCTTCAGAGGTTAATTCTTTATTTAACTGTATCATGTTGTTTTGTATTTCAAGAGCACATTGTATTGCTTTAGTTTCATGGTCTTCAAGATCTATAGGTGCATTAAAGATAGCCATCATAGCGTCACCAATGTATTTGTCTACCATCCCCTCGTACTTTTGCACAGCACTTTGTTGTGCTGTGAGTGCTTTATTCATGATATATGTAACCTGTTCAGGTTCTACACTTTCACTTAAAGAAGTAAAACCTCTAACATCTGTAAATAAGAAAGTAGCATATCTTTTTTCACCACCTAGTTTCAATAACTCAGGATTTTTCTGTAGTTTTTTAACCTGTCTAGGGTCAAGGTAATGTTCAAACTGTTTTTTGATTTGTAACCTAAGTTTAAATTGTTCTCTAAACCTAAGATAAAAAGCTACTGAACCAGTTATAAACTCAGATATCAAAGCCCATGTTACGTCAATCAATAAACCTATACTTATAAGATAGTAACTGATTCCGCCAGTAACAAACATAACTAAAGAAGCTAAAAATATTCCGCTACTAATACCTAAGAGATGTAGTGAAAACCAAACAGCTACTAAACCTACGGTAAATATTAATAACTCTAATGCTAATGACCAGTCAGGTATATAAGGACTATCTTGTATTAATATACTTTCTGCTAGTGCTGCTTGTATTTTATGTGGTTCTAATAAACCTACTGGGGTAGCAATTTGTGGCATAACTCCATTAGCCGTTACACCAACAAAAACAAATTTACCGTTTACATTCATTTCTTGTAAATCGGTTTGGGGCGTATCTACCCAACTTATCCACTTACGACCTAAACCATCAGTTTTAACAGGAGGAATACCACGTATAGCTATTTCTTGTATTCCGTTTTGGTTAGTTGTGATAATGTATGTTCTAACGTTGAATAAAGCTTTATATATCTGAGTACCAAAAGAAGCTACCCAACCTTCAGAAGTTTTGAGTAATAAAGGTATTCTCCTGACCAACTGGTCTGCTTCTGTAGGGGCTATAGCCATACCTTGTAATATATTTTCATAGGCTTGAAAATTTTCTTTTACGCCCAACAACGGTATACCTCCTCTATCTTCTCCTTTGATAACTGTACCTGTAGTTTTAGGAAATTTATTGTTATCTGTTTCAAACATTGCTATAACACTAGGAGCGTAACCTAAAGACCTAGCGAATTCTTTATCCCCTAATAGTCTGTCAGGTTGTGGAAAACTTATTACCCAACCTACTCCTAATGCACCTTTAGCTATGAGTTCAAGTTGAATATCCGCTAATCTTTTTCTTGGTAATGGATAACCGCCTTCACGCTCAACGTCTTTTTCAGTTATGTTCAAAATAACAAAATTACCGCTGGGTTTTTGTTCTGTAACTAAACTATCAAAAGTTTTAAATTTAAGTATTTCTGTCGGTATGCTTTGAAAAAGTAACGGTAACAAAAGAATAACAAATATCGGAACTATTAATTTTTTCATTATCCGCCTTGTGTAATAGTTATAGTACTATCACTTCCTCCATTAACTTTTATTATATTACTTACTCCGTCTTGTATAAATATAACTGTATAAGCATCGCTACCATTTAAATCTAATCTAACGCTTTCGTTTACTTGTCTTCGTAAACTGATAACGTTTCCTGTTATTAACGCAGTTATTTGAGTATCGGGGTCTTTACCTAAAAGTGTACCTGATATTTGTGTGCTTGTAGCTTGGGCTAATGCATCTTCATCTTCTGCTATAGCTAATGCGTCCAATACGTTAAGTAAGTCTTCAAGATAATTAACATCTAAAAAATTAATATCAAGTTCTGTAAATTCAAGTTCATCATCACCTAAATAATCTACATCTAAATAATCTATATCTAGCTCATTAAAATCTAAAATACTTTCTTGAGCAGTTGAAACTTCTTCCGCATAAGTTATTTTCTCTTTCTTAGGTGGTGTAACAATTAACATGTTATCAATAACGTCTAACGTTAAATCTAAAATAACTGGTTTAGAAGGAGCTGATTCAAACACGCTTACAGTTGTGGCTTGGTATGGCTTGTTTAAAAGTACAGTACCCATAGCCGTAACTACTTCTATTTCACCACTAGATAAACCTGACGCGTCTGGTAATAGTATTATAAGACTACGCCCTAGTTCGTCAACAGTAGCTGTAAAGTCTGTACCTCTTATAGCTATATTTGCTGTAGGAGTTTTTAACTTTATGTTTTGTTTATCTATACGGTTTAAATTACCAGTTATAAACCTAGCCGTACCTAAACCAAAAGTAAGAGCCATTTTAGATTTAGATGGGTCAGGGTCATAGATATATTCATCTATTAAAAGTTGTGAGTGTTCAGTTAGTTTTACTTTAGAGTTATCTAAAAAAGTAATAGCCATTCTACCATCGGTAGTTATAGCTTCATCATTGCTTTGTATAGCAAATTTTAAATTAGCATCGTAAGGTTTGTCTCTTACTATTTGGGCTGAACCGTTCAGTTCAGAAATGTCCCCAATATCAGCAGCTTGTGCTTGTACCTTGGTCGTTTTGAATGACACAAACAGTAGAAGCAGCAGTGCCAGAGATTGACATAATTTTAAGCCAGTCATTATCTTGGGTACTCAGTTGTTGAATATTAAATGTTCTTTGACCGCCTGTATGGTCTAAGTAAAAATATCCACCTGCTGAAGCGTTAACTCCTGTACCTGTGTAAGTTACTGTATTATCAGAACCGTCTATATCCATGTAATTGGTAGCACCATCAATATTAATGTTAGATGTTACTGTGTTATTAGAACCTTGAATAATCCAATCTAAATCAAGAGATGCTGCTATTGCTGTTGTACCTTGATTTAACGTAAACGTATTACCGCTACCAGTAACAGCTACGTTTTGATTTGAACCGTCTGAACTATTAGAATTTGTTGGGTCTACTTGAATAGTGAAAGAGTTTGTGCCTCCAGTAAACTGGTAAAAACCTGTAAAGTTATCAGCGTATATGTCCCCAAGAAATTTATTAGTAGCCCCAATCATGTTAATGTCTAGTGTCATGGCGTTTCCGTCTAAATCAAAAGCAGTTAAATTTCCTGCAGAAGAACTCAACCCACCTATGATATTAGATATTCCTAACTGTTCCAAGTCTATATTAGCACCAGTACCAGACTGATCTACGTAAATTTCGTTATCTGCGGAGTGTAGTGGAAGAAAAACAACACATAATAACATGTATAGATAATTTTTCATTACTATAGTCTACTCCTTAGTTGTTGAATTGTAAAGCCAATACTTTTTCTCATACCCTTGATTTATAATTTCTAATACACCGCCTTCAATAGCTTTCATTAAAGCAATAGTAGAAGACTCATTACGTGCGTTACCTAACTCTATTTCTACTAATTCGGTACCTGCTTCTATAAACCTAAAAGCGTCATTAGATTTACCATAACTGAATATAGTTTTTTGACTCAATACTTCTAAAAGAACTTCGCCTGTGGCTACTGAAACCATCCTAAGACTTACAGTAATGTTATCTTCTCTATATTGAACGCTGTTGCCGATCCCTAAGTACCGAGCTCCTACACCTCCAGACTCTAGGTTAGCTTCGTAAGATATAACAGCTCCTTCTATTAGAATACCTGCGAATAATAAAGGAGCTAATTGTTTTTTCTTTTCCTCATCACTAGCAAACTGTTCCCTAGCTGACCTTATAAGTTGTCTTTCTTTAGTTAAATTATCTAACCCTACCCTCTCTACTACCCTAAAGAAATTACCGTTTCCTGCGTGTTTTAAAGCACGTATAAGTAGTGCGTTAGGTTGCTGAGTTATAGCGGTGCTAAATAAAGCGAACTCACTATTGCTTTTACGCTGACCTGTTTGGTCTGTGAATGCTGTTGGATACACAGCTACAACTGGACTTACTTTTGGAACTTCTATATCACGTAAAACAGGAGACTGTAAGTCTTGTATTGTTACTACGTTATGTGCTTTAAATCTTTGTTCGTATGTATCTTCAAACTGGTCAAAGATAGAACAACTAGAAAGTAAAAGTACCGATAGGAATTGTAATTTCAGTAACTGTGCCATCTGCTTCTGTTATTTTAAGGGTTAGTGTTACACCATCACTTGTGTATTCAATGATGTTTCCTTCTAGCTCTATTATACCTGAATCAGAAGGTGTTTCACCGAAAAGGTTGTTTACTAACTGCCTTGAGAGTTCAGCGTAGACTCTACTTTCTAAGTTTCTCATAAACCTAGCTAAAGTTGAGTTTTCTTTTTCTCTTTCTATTTCATCCTGTAAGGCTTTTATTTCTTCTTTGATAGTCAGCTTACGGCTAAACTCTTGGTTTTCTATAGTAAGATAATGTGAGCTAGTACCCACACCGTTAAAACTAGGCGACTTAAATTTATGAACTATTTGGTCTGCCTTACTATGCTGACTTAAACTACCTAAAACAAGAACAACACCTATAACTACTACCCATTCTATTATTTTTTGTACTTCAGCTTCGTGTGCTCTTCTTTTTAATTCTACTTTAGAAGGTCTACCTCTTTTTCTTTTAATCTTTTCTTTGGTCATCTCTATCCGCCTTTGCTAGTCTATCTGTATGCATTAATTGTGGTACTCCTAGTATGGTTTTTAAAAGTGTGTCTTGCCTAATAATCTCATTGTCTACGGATCTAACTCTATCTATAAGAGCTACTAATATTCCGTGTTGTGAGTCTAATTTTTGACCTAATCGTTGTTCTATTTCAGATATTTGGGCAGATACTTTTTCATCAAGTACATCTACTTTAGTTTCCATACCGTCAATAATTTTATTTATAAGTTTCCAAATAAATAACCCAAGTCCTATAGCAGCAGCAATTGGAAAGCCAACTTCATTTATTAGTTGGACAACAGAGTCCATTAGATTAATCTAGATAACATTACCGTTGCTAATATAAAAGGATAGACCGCCCAAATCATATTTTCTAATTTATCAAAACGTTTTGAGCCGTCTTCTAGTCTTTTGTCTATGCTTTTATATAGTGCTTTACACTCTTTTTCATGAGACTCTATAGCGTTTAATGCATCTTTAGCGGTGGCCATTACTTTTCCTTAGCTTTACCTATGTTTAAAGCTAATAGATCTACAAACTTATAAAGTTTACCAATCCAAGCGTCATCTTTAGGGGTTGGTGTGCTAGCAGCCACTATTGAAGCTACCGTAACTATTGTGGTAATCCACATAACTAATTCAATCATTCTTCTTCTCCTTTTTCTAAAATTTCTTCAGCTGTCTCTTTAGTAGTTTGTACTAAAGCCTGCTGAAAGACATTAAGACTGGCTTGTACTTGATCAAGTTCAAACTCAATCCTAGATTTTTTATCTAGTAAGTCTCTGCACTGACTAGTTAAATACTTTTGTTGATCAGTTAGTTCTGATTCTTTTATTTCAACACCGTCTATAGTGATAGTGTTTTCTTTTTTATCTGACATTAGTACCTCCTCAGGAATTTTTGTCGGTTATAAAACTTAACTATTATCAGTTATGTATTTTTTACCAGTAGCAATAGCTGCAACGTGAGTAGTCTTTTTACTATCTGCTGCACCTTTTACATCTGGAGTATCGTCATCACTATCAACAGGTTTGTATTCTAAAATAAGTTCTAAGTGGTCTACGTTCCTTTGGACCATTTCATTTATTTCAGATTGCTTCATTCCTGTAACGTCCCAACTTTTAGCTTTTACACCGTCAATTAAGTTTACGCTATCAGTTCCTGCTGCTAGACATTCTGTTACTGTTTGTGCCATATTATTCTCCTTTTTGTTTTACCCTTCTAGGGTTGTTATTCTAGTTGTTAATGCTTCTATTAAAGCGTTTTGTTCTTGTATAGCTTTTACAAGCATTGGGACTAATGCTGCAGGTGCAACTCTTTGTGTTCCATCTTCATCAACATCCCAAAGATTATGACCATTCATTACGTCTGAATGTGCGTCAATTACTGTTTTAATTTCTTGTGCTATAAAACCGTGGTGAGCTTTACCTTCGCCAAATACAGGGTCAGAAGAATCTGCATTGTATTGAGGTAAACTACTTGCAACAGCATTTTTAGCGTTCCATTTAAAAGTAACAGGTCTTAAATCTTTAATAAAATTAAGACCAACTGTTGAGTCTGCTATATCTTTTTTAAGTCTTAAATCAGAAGTAGCTGCCCATGAAGTATCTGAACCATCTAGTGTTAATTCGGCAAGACCGTTAGCAACTCCAATTCTTACTTTATTAGATGTTGGAGCAGCAATATTACTACCAATTGCTATAGCTGCATCTGTGGCTGTGTTACTCATAGACATGTTATAGCCTATTATTGTGTTAGTGCTGCCATTTACTAAATCATCTGCACAAAAATTACCAACAAGAGTATTTTCGCCTCCAGTGGTTACGGCTAAACCTGCGTTTTTACCAACTGCGGTGTTGTTAGCTCCAGTTGTGCTTGACAATAAAGCCAAATAACCAAGTGCTGTATTATTATCTGCTGTAGTGCAACTACCTAAAGCACCCGAACCTATAGCTGTACTATGTATTCCTGTTGTTATAGCGTCAGCAGCATTAACACCTACAACTGTATTACCAGAACCAGTTGTTTGACTTGCTAATGCATTAGTACCAACAGCTACAGAGCTATTACCTGTAGTGTTTACTGCTAACGACCTATAACCAACTGCTGTATTATTAGATGCAGTTGTATTTTTTTCTAAGGATTCTCTACCTATACCAACATTATTAGAACCAGTTGAATTATCAGCAAAAGCTAAAACACCAATAGCTATATTATCTTCACCTGTTGTATTAGAACTAGCAGCCGAAAAACCAACTGCAACATTATTGCTTCCTGTAGTGTTTGCTGCTAAAGCAGAAAGACCGATTGCTGTGTGATTAGCACCTGTAGTGTTATTTGTTAAAGCTGCCCTACCCACTGCTGTATTGTTTGATGCTGTGGTATTTTGCTCTAATGCAGAATTACCTATGGCTACATTATCTCCACCAGTTGTATTATCTCCTAAAGAAAAAGCACCAACTGCAGTATTACGAGTACCAGTTGTATTAGCATCTAGAGAATTAGCACCTACTGCTACTCCATTAGCACCTGTAGTATTAAGTAATAAAGCATTTTTACCGACAGCAGTATTACTAGCTCCTGTAGTTGTAGAAGCTAATGCATTAGTACCTATGCCAGTGTTATCTGAAGCTGTTTCATTTGCTGTTAAAGAACCGTAACCTAAAGCTGTGTTATTATCTCCAGTAGAGTTTGTTGCTAAAGAACTTCTACCTACTGCAGTATTTTCAGAACCTGTAGTGTTAGTTGTAAAAGACAAATATCCAACAGCAGTATTGTTATCTGCTGTAGTATTTGCATCACCTGCTAACCCACCTATAAAAGTATTTCGTTGCCCATCAGTTAATGCAAGTCCTGCATGAAAACCCACTGCTGTATTGTAAGAATTTGTACTCGACGTAAAATTTTGCGTAGCTAAAGCGGAATGACCTATAGCTACGTTTCTATTACCTTTTGTATCAGAGCCTAAAGCACTTGTCCCTATACCTACATTAAAATCAGCGTCTGTCAGTGAATCTCCCGACTCACCACCTATTAAAATATTCTGTACACCTGTGGTTATAGCTCCACCTGCAGCATAACCAACTGCTGTATTATATTGTCCTGTAGTCATAGCATCTAAGGATAAAGCACCAACTGCTGTATTTAAAGAACCTGTAGTGTTAGCAAATAAAGCATTTTTACCTATAGCAGTATTACTTGCTCCTGTAGTATTTATTGCTAATGCACTTCTACCCAGTGCTGTATTGTCTGATGCTGTAGTATTAGCAGTTAATGCACTATCACCAACAGCAACATTAGCACTACCTGTAGTGTTAGCATATAAAGAATTATAACCAATAGCTGTATTATTTGATGCGGTGTTAGTTCTGAGTGATGACGTACCGATAGCTACGTTTTGAGTACCTGTTGTATTAGTAAGTAAAGAAGCAACACCAATTCCAATGTTGTTACTTCCTGTGGTATTAGCACTCAATGCACTTTCACCAAGAGCATTATTATTATTACCAGTTGTGTTAGCATCAAGGGCATAA